CAGACGCAGTTGGAGCTGATAATTTAGCAGATAACTATTCGTTTGAAACAGAAGGAGATAATATTCTCGACTTTACTGAAGTTGACCCATTCACAGAGAATATTAGCATAAGTGATACCTAATGGCTATAGCAAATTATTTTTATAACGCAACAACTCGAAAATACGTAGCATTATTTGGTACTTACTTTAATCAGCTTCAAGTTAAAAGAGTTGACAATGGTGGAGTAACACAACAATCAATGATTGTTCCAATATCTTATGCACCATTCCAAAAGATATTATCACGACTTCAACAGAACCCAGATTTTAAAACAAAGACAGCAATCTCTTTACCTCGTATGTCGTTTGAATTAACGAATATGCAATACGACTCTGACCGTAAATTATCACCAGTTACTAAGATAAGAAAAACTACAGTTGATGATGCAGCAGGTGGTCGTAAATTTGTGTATGGTGGAACTCCATACAATTTAGATTTCTCATTGTATATTATGACTAAATACCAAGAGGATGCTGTTAAATTATTAGAACAAATTGTACCTTTCTTTAATCCTGACTATACACAAACCGTAAGATTAATTGATGGTTTGGAACCACTTGATATTCCATTAGTATTAAATGGTGTATCTATGGACGAGGTATATGAAGGTAGCTTTGACGAAAGACGAAGTATTGTTTATACATTAAACTTTACAATGAAAGCATGGTTCTTCGGACCAGAAAAAGAGAAAGGAATTATCAAGTTTATCGATGTACGATATGCTACAGACTCTACAGCAAATACAGAGCCTGAAGAATTCTATACATTACAACCAGGCATGACAGCGAATAATGAGCCTACAACTGACCAAAGTCTTTCAGTTGACTATAGTTTGATTGACTTTGATGATAATTGGGATTACGCACCAGATATTGCAAATACTGCACCTTCTTCATAAAAGGGTTGACATTTGCTATAAAACGTGTTATAATATATAATGGCGTACAAATATAATGGAGAATATTATGAGAATTGGTTTTACATGTAGTGCATTTGACTTATTACATGCTGGTCATGTACAAATGTTAAGAGATGCAAAAGCCCAATGTGATTATTTAATGGTTGGATTACAAATGGACCCAGCACTTGACCGACCAAAAGAAAAGAACCCACCTATACAATCAATCGTTGAACGATATACACAGCTCAAAGCTGTAAGTTATGTTGACGAGATTATACCTTACAATACTGAACAAGACCTTATGGATATTTTGGAATTGTATCATATTGATGTTCGTATTTTAGGTGATGAGTATAGAGATAAAGAATTTACTGGTAAAGATATTTGCCGCAAAAGAGATATCGAATTGTTCTTTAATAAAAGAGACCATAGGTTCAGTACATCAGGTTTACGAAAAGCTTGTGCTTGGGTAAATACGGATGGTGACTGGAAGATGACTAAAGAAGGATAAATAATAAATGAGCGACGATAAGATTGCACAAGCACTCAATATGAGGTCACTAAACGATGTACATGACGATGAAGTGAAACCTGAGAGAGCTAATTGGTACGGAGAAGCTGATAAAATGAGTGATGAAGAAAAACAGGAAATACTGGACGAATTAAATCCAGACAAATTACCTGATTTACCTGCTAATGCTTTTTCTACTAATGATGATGTGGAAAACTTACCAGTCGAACAAACAATTCAGCCTCCAGCAGTTATTGATGAAGGCGCTGAAGAAAATTTAGCAGATATTGAGTTAGCAAAACAAAATATCGAAAACATTATTAGCTTAGGAGATGATTCTATAAAGGAAATGGTTGAAATTGCTAAACAATCAGAATCTCCACGAGCATTTGAAGTTGTGTCTACATTAATGAAAACGTTGCTTGATGCTAACAAAGACTATGTTGAAATGTCAACAAAGAAGCGTTATGCTAAAGAAGAAACAAAAACGGAGACAAATGTGACCAACAATAACCTAATTGTATCCACAGCTGACCTCCTTAAAATGATTAAGGGCGAAGGTGACTAACGGATATTTAGGAAATACTTATCTCAAGCGTTCTAATGAGCAGATTGAGTATACTCCAGAAATGCTTAAGGAGTATGCTAAATGTGCAGAGGACCCAATATATTTTGCACAGAAGTATATTAAAATTGTACATGTTGACAAAGGTTTTGTTCCACTCAATATGTACGATTATCAAAAAGAGATAACAGAAAAGATTACAAAGAGCCGACGTGTTGCTGTATTAACTGCTCGTCAGAGTGGTAAAACTACAACAGCAGTGGCTGTAATTCTTCATTATATTCTTTTTAACGAATTTAAAACAGTTGCAATACTTGCTAACAAAGGAGATGCAGCTCGTGAAGTATTAGGTAGAGTACAACTTGCTTACGAAGCATTACCTAAATGGATGCAGCAAGGTATTGAAGAATGGAACAAAGGTAATATATCTTTGGAAAATGGATGTAAGATTTACGCTGGTACTACGACATCAAGTGCTATTCGTGGTAAATCAATCTCATTCCTATATTTGGACGAGGTTGCGTTTATTGAAGGGTTTGATGAATTCTTTGCTTCAGTTTATCCAACAATATCATCTGGTCAAACAACCAAGCTATTAATGACATCAACACCTAATGGTTTGAATCATTTTTGGAAAACATGTAAAGGCGCAAGAGAAGGCACCAATGGTTATGAGTTTGTTGAAGTTATGTGGACCGATGTTCCTGGCCGTGATGAAAAATGGAAAAACGAAACGCTTGAAGCATTAGATTTTGACCAAGAAAAATTTAACCAAGAATATTGCTGCCAATTTTTAGGTAGCTCAGGAACTCTTATTGATGGTTCCAAATTAAAAGAATTAGCTTATTCTCGACCAATACAAGAGGGTGAGGGAATAACACAATATGAAGCTGCAAAAGAAGGCCATACTTATGTAATGACCGTCGACGTATCTCGAGGAAAAGGACTAGATTATAGTACATTTAATGTAATAGATATCACAAAAATGCCTTATAATCAGGTTTGTACCTATAGAGATAACACTGTTAGCCCAGTGGATTTCGCAGCTATTATATATAGAATAGGATTAATGTACAACGAGAGTGCGATACTCATCGAAATTAATGATATCGGTGAACAAGTATCAGATGTACTCTTGATGGACTATGGGTATGAGAATCTACTTTATACTGAAAATGCTGGAAGGTCTGGTAAAAGAATTTCAAGCGGATTTGGTAAAAGAGTAGATAATGGAATAAGAACAACAAGAAGTGTTAAAAGTATCGGTTGTTCAATATTAAAATTGCTGATAGAGCAAAATCAGCTATTAATACAGGATTATAACACAATACAAGAGTTATCGCGATTTTCGAAAAGAGGTTCTTCGTATGAGGCTGAATCCGGTTCCCATGATGACTTAGTTATGAACTTAGTCATATTTTCATGGTTAACGGACCAGACTTTTTTCAAAGACCTTACTGATATTAATACGATGATGCGTTTAAGACAAAAAACAGAAGAGCAGATAGAACAAGACTTATTACCATTCGGATTTATAGACGATGGTAGTGAGATACAAGAAGATGATGGATTCGATTTGGTAAGAGAATCATGGCAAATCTGATAAACATTCAGTTTTTATAAATAGAACTAGTGATAACTAATTTTAGACTAAGATTTTAAATAGATAATTTTAAAGGAGAAATAATATGGCTTTTTCCGTAAGTCCTTCGGTAATAGTTCGTGAAGTGGACGCATCAGCAGCGGTTCCGGCCATCGCAACGCCACCTGCCGCAATCGCAGGTGTATTTAGATGGGGTCCGGTAGGCGAAACAATTCTTGTTTCTTCAGAGAACGAGTTAGTAGCAAGATTTGGTACACCAACCAATGATAATTACGAAACATTCTTTGTAGCAGCAGATTACCTTTCATATGCAAATGCTCTTTACGTAGCTAGAGTAGATAACGGTGCAGTCACTGCATCAGCATCAGATACATCAAACGCTAATACACAATTACACACATTCGGCGCATTCGACGCAAAATATCCTGGAGCTTTAGGTAATTCCTTAGAAGTTGGATATGTTAAGTCTGATAAATTCGAATCTGATGTAATTGCTGTTGCAGATATATCTGGTAGTAAATTAACAGGTAATACACAAATTTCACAAACATTAGCTTTCAACGCAACAGAGATTGTATTTGAAGTTACACCACCTAATGCTCTTGCAGCAGATGAGTGGGAAGTTGATGATATTATCGTAGTTGGTAACGACTCTGTTGGATATCAAGACATTCCAGTAACAAGTTTTGCTGAAAGAACTCTTGATTCATCAGGTAATGTAACAGCTAATACCTCACTGATTGTATCTCACGAATACACAGTAGGTTTAGGTAATTCATACAGATTAGCAGAAACTGAATTAAGCAAATTGTCACTTAATCGTAAGTGGAAATACCACAGCTTATTTGGTAGAGCTCCACAATCTGGTAACTATCATGTTATCGTAATTGATGAAGATGGAGATATTTCAGGTGAAGCAGGTGCAGCATTAGAGTTATACGAAGATGTTTCAACAACTTCAACTGCAAAACTTTCTGATGGTTCAACAAACTACTATAAAGATGTAATTTTAAATAAATCAAGTTGGGTAGAAGTTGCTAATACAACACATTTTGAAGCATCAGCACAATCAAGCACATACGAAAGTTTAGCACTAGGTACTGATGGTACTTCTGAATCTGCTACAACTCTCGGGCCTTTAGCAGGTGGATACGATTTATTTAAGAACTCAAATGAAATTGATGTTTCTTTCGTATTACAAGGTAAGGGTGATAACTCTGGTAATCTTGCAAATTACATTATTAGTAATATTGCAGATTATAGAAAAGACGCTGTTGCTTTCATCTCACCTTCTAAAGAAGCTGTTGTTGATGAAAACAAAACAAATACAAAACTATCTAATGTAATTGCATACAGAAATGCTTTACAAAATAGTTCATACTTCTTTATGGATTCTGGATATAAGTACAGATATGACAAGTACAACGATGTATACAGATATGTACCATTAAATGGTGATACTGCAGGACTTGCTTCAAGAGTTGAACCTTTTGAATCTCCAGCAGGTTTCCGTAAGGGCGTAATTAAGAATGTTGTTAAACTCGCGTTTAACCCTAACAAAGCTCAACGTGACCAATTATACAGTAAAGATATTAACCCAGTAATGAGTCAGGTAGGACAAGGTATTGTACTATTTGGTGATAAGACTGGATTAGGTCTACCAAGTGCATTTGACAGATTAAATGTACGTAGATTGTTTATCTCTGTTGAAAAGGCGATCGCTAACGCAGCTCAATCATTCTTATTTGAACTGAATGATGAGTTTTCTCAAACACAGTTTAAGAATATCGTTGAACCTTTCCTAAGAGAAATTCAAGGCAGACGTGGAATTATTGACTTCAGAGTTGTTTCTGATGCTTCAGTGAATACTCCTGCAGTTGTTGACCAAGGTAAATTTAAAGCTAACATCTTTATCAAGCCTGCAAGGTCAATTAACGTTATTGAATTAACCTTTGTGGCAACACGAAGCGGGATTGAGTTTGAAGAAATTGTTGGCTCAATCGGTTAATAAATAAGTATTAAAAGGAGAATACGAACATGGCATTTAATATTAATGAATTTAAATCACAACTAGTAGGTGGTGGTGCCCGTCCTAGTCTGTTCCAAGTTCAAATCCTTAACCCTGTCGCCCCAGAAGCAGATTTTAAAGTCCCATTTATGTGTAGAGCAGCTGGTATTCCAGCCTCTACAGTAGGGTCTTTCAATACTAACTACTTCGGTCGTCAGATTAAGTATGCAGGTGATAGAACATTTGCAGATTGGACTGTAACAATTATCAACGACGAAGACTTTATAGTCAGAAATGGTATGGAAGCGTGGATGAATGCTATCAATACACACGATAGCAACCTTCGTGCTCTTCCACAAGATTATAAATCGAATGGTATTATAACACAATATAGTAAAGATGGAGACGCAATAAGAACATACGTCTTTGAAGGGATGTATCCTACCCAGGTCGACCAAATCACAATGGACTGGTCAACAGTTGATGCTATCGAAGAATTTACGGTAACATTTAGCTATGACTTCTGGCGTGTTGAAGGTGCAACTGGAATCCCAACAACCTAATTAGGTATTAAATAATGAAAATATTTGGCTTTGAAATTACGAGGCCGCAAGACGAGACTAATAAAGATGCAGTCTCTTTTGTAGCGCCTCAAAATGATGACGGGGCAATTACTGTAAGTAGTAATTCCCTCGGTGGTTTTTATAGTACGATACTAGATATGGAAGGTTCCGCTAAGTCGGAATCTGAGCTTATCACAAAATATCGTAATATGGCTATGCAGCCTGAGATTAGTCAGGCAGTCGATGATGTCGTTAATGAAGCGATATCAGTCGAAATGGACGAAAGCGTTGTAAGTATTACATTGGGTGAGGCTGACTTACCTGATAAAGTAAAAGAACGTATTGTTGAGGAATTTGATAATATCGTAACTTTGTTTGATATGGCGAATAATGGTTATGATATGTTCCATAAGTTTTATGTTGATGGAAGATTAAATTACCATATTGTAATTAATCCGAAAGATTTAAAGAAAGGAATACAAGAACTTCGTTATTGTGACCCTCGTAAATTAAAACTTATACGAGAGGTTGACAAGAAGAGTAAGGACCCACATAGTGGTGTTCCTACTAAAAAGATTAAAAATGAGTACTATATGTACTCAGACAATGGATTCGGTTCAACAAGTGCTTCTGGTAGTACAACCGGGTTTAAAATTGCGAAGGACTCTATTGCTAGAGTCACTTCAGGATTGATGAATGAGAATAATAGTTTAGTATTATCTCATTTACATCCAGCAATTAAACCTCTTAATCAGTTGCGAATGTTGGAAGATGCGACAGTCATTTATACATTGACTAGAGCACCCGAAAGAAGAATATTTTATATTGATGTAGGTAACTTGCCTAAGAATAAGGCCGAGCAATATCTAAGAGATATGATGACTCGACATAAGAACAAGTTACAATATAATTCGTCAACTGGTGAGATTAGTGACTCACGTAAAATGTTGACCATGACTGAAGATTTTTGGTTCCCACGAAGAGGTGGTGAACGAACAACTGAGGTTGACACTTTAGCTGGAGGCAGTGCTCAAGGTTTAAGTGATGACACAAACATGTTGTACTTCCAACGTAAATTATATAAAGCGTTGAAAGTACCTTTAACACGTTTGGAGCCTGAAACACAGGCAACCTTTGGTAGAGCTTCAGAAATTACTCGTGATGAGTTAAAGTTTGGTAAGTTTATCAAGCGTATTAGAACAAGATTCTCATGGATATTTAATATTGTCCTTGAGAAACAGTTAATTCTAAAAGGTATTTTAACACCTGAAGAATTTGACCAAATACGAAATGATATACGATACGAATTTGCACGAGATAATTATTATGACGAATTAAAGCAGTCTGAGATATTGCGTGAGCGTATGAGTACACTTAGAGATATCGAAGACCAAATTGGTAAGTATTATTCTAGAGAATGGGTAATAAGAAATATTCTTCAATTAAGTGAAGAAGACTTTGCGGATATGCAGGAGCAAATAGAAAAAGAAAAAGCTGAAGCGCCTGACGAACCAGAGGACGATAATCCATTTTAAGAGATATATAAATAAAATTAATGATTAAATTAAATAGGGACTAAATATGAAAAACTTTAAAGACCTACTCTCCGAGGTGGCACAACCAAAGTCGCCAGAAGAGAAAGCTTTTAAAGACCAGCATAAGATTGAATTAATCAAGCATCCGGTTGCTCCTGATTATGTTCATACTGGTGAAATAAAAGGCGTAAAGAAAAAAGAGCGTCCAGCAGATTCTAAAGCTGGCGAAGACGAGAAAAAATACGATGGCGGTGTTGCAGCTAAAGCAAAACCATTTAAAATGCCTCGTAATATTGACGAAACAAAACTAACATTTAAAGGGTTGATTGAAAAAGTATCTGATAAAGAAGACCTTCTTGAAAGTCCCCAAGAAGAAGTATCTATGATGATGAAGCAATTACACTTTATTTGTTATGCATCTGAAGAGATTATGGAATACCTCGGTGCTGAAGATATGGACCCAGAAGAATGGTGGCAGAATAAATTAGCACAGGTATTCGGCAATGTTAAATCTTTATATGCATATGCTAAAGGTTCAGAAGTTGTTAAAAAAGACATTGAACAAGACG